TTCTTTATATCACATTAGAGATGGCGGAAGATAGGGTAGCACAGAGACTCGATAGTATTTTCTCACGTATTCGCCAAGACCAACTAAAAGACCGCTGTGACGACCTTAAAAGTAGGTTAGACCAGGTCACCGCTACAGTTCCCGATAGAGGTCAGCTTAAGATTAAAGAGTTTCCTACAAAAAGAGCAACTGTAAACCAACTTCGTGCTTATTTAAATCAGTTAAGTAATTACGAAAACTTTTCACCGGATGTTATTATAGTAGATTATTTAGAATTACTAGCTACTGATAGTGAGATGGCTGAATACCAAGCTCAAGAGCGCCTAGCTCAAGAACTGAGAGGATTAGCTATTGAGCATAAGTGCTTAATGTGGACAGCTACCCAAACAAATCGTGAAGGTAAAAAAGTAAGGCTAATTACAGATACCGAGCTAGCAGATTCATACGGAAAAACCCGTGTATGCGACTTAGTTATCTCAATCAATCAAGACGAAGAAGAATTCGACAAAGGTAAATCTAGAATTTACATAATTAAATCCAGAAACGGCAGGGCAAGATTTATTATCCCGGCTAAAATGGATTATCAACGACTAGTAATAGGACAAGAGTAATGAGTTATGAACACCCAAATATTTTACATATAGGATTTAAGTCTTATGAAATCATACAGAAAGATTTAACTGATGTAGATGGAGATGAATTATATGGCTATGTGGATTTAACAACTAATGTAATTTACGTAGACCCTAGCCAAGATGAAATTGATTACAAAGGGACTTTACTTCATGAAATTCTTCATGTAGGGTTCCAACTGTTTGGACTTGGCGATGACGACGAAATGCCAGGAATTAGAAATGAATTTCTAACCACTATTACATCTAATATAATGCAGATGCTAGTAGCTTTAAACCCAGAACTTTTTGAATTTATATTTTCTCGAAAATCTTCTCCAAAATCTTTCAAAAATGTCTATAATATAAAGAACAATGAATAACGAAATTATAAACCTGTACGGAACCTTTGAACATGAGTATCTTAACATTTCAAAGAAATATTTACAAATCAACGATTCTGATATTGAATCTACGTTGATGAACCATTCTGCAATTTATGCTTATTTTGCTTCTCTTCTATCTTACGCTAAGCGAGTTAGAGATGAGAGCTCAATAGAGTTAGATAAGAAAGAATCCGAAGTTAGAGAGAAACGAAGAGCAGATCTTGAACTTGTTGGGGAGAAAGTAACACAAGGCGCTTTAAATTCGTATGTATTATCTGTTCCCAACCTTATAAAAGCTAAACAAGAATTAGCAGACGCTGATAGCAAGTATTCACTAGCTAAAAGCCTTATTAACGCGCTAGACCATCAGAAAGATTGCCTAGTACAAATCTCAGCCAATAAAAGAGCTGAAGCAAAACTATTTTCAACTAATTAAACAACTAATAATAACATGGTAAACATCGAAGAATTACGTAAAAAGTATAACCAAATCAATAAACAACCTTCTGGAGACACAGCAGATTTCCTTAAGAAGTTTTTAATGATGGAAGAAGGCACTACACAAGTGCGAGTCCTACCGGCTAAAGACCCGGATGAAAATTTCTACGCTGAAACAGGTATTCATCGTATTAATGATAAGAACCACCATTGCCCCCGAGTGAAGGGTGATGACTGTCCTATTTGTGACCTAAGTTTTAAACTTTGGAACACTAAAGACGAAGGCAATATGGCTATCGCCCGACAAATTAAAGCTCGTAAGCGTTTTTATCTAAATGCAGTTGAGCGTGAAACAGGTCAAGTTAAAATCCTATCCGTAGGTATTAAACTATTCAGCAAGATTCTTGATTGCTTCTTTGACGAAGATTTTGGAGATATTACAGACTTGAAAGAGGGTAATGACTTTAAAATCATTAAAGATAAATCAGGTGAATGGCCGAATTATGATAAATCATCTCCAAAGCCTTCTAAATCAGAGGCTGGAAGTGAAATGGAAATAGCAACTTGGATGGATTCACTACATGATATTCAAGGTCTTGTTAAAGTAGCTTCATATGAAGACTTAAAGAAGATGGCTATGGAAATTACAGGAGAAGATATCGTAGAGCAAGTTAGAACTATTGCATCTACGTCAACCGAATCTAAATCAGATGAAGGAGACGATTATCTCTCACACCTTAAAGGGTTAGAGTAGAGTTATTTTTTTGTGTTGGGCTGCTTCTGGGGATAGTATTACCTCGTATTTAAACAATTTACTTTCTAAATTACGATAATTTCACAGATCCTTAGGAGTGGTCCTTTTTTATTATGAAAACTAAATTTAATATATTAATTGCATTAGCAGGTATCGTATTTCTAGGTTCACTACTTAGTGCGAAACCAGTTAATTTTGCAATGTATCCGAAGAACTTTATTCCTTTCTGGTCGCAAGCAAAGAGAGGACATGAAGTGGCACTATTGAACACCTCACAGATTGTTCAAATTAGACCATATTTTAATCCCGCTGTTAATAATCCAACTCATGATGATATTCAATTTCTTGAAGTTGATTTAATAGATGGAAAAACTCTTGAAGTATACGAGGACTTTGATAAATTTTATGGACGTGTAAGAGTGTCCCAAGCTAAGTAATGAGTAAAGATAAATTAAAAATATTAGTGGTTCCCGCCAATGAAGGTGGATGTAGCTACTATAGAGCAATAATGCCATTCCAAAAACTTCAACAGCATTGCAGTGATGAAGTAGAAGTTAGAATTAATCAAAACCCTCTAAACTGGAGCCCGGAAACTAACTCATACCTAGAAGCTCATGAGGATATGGACTGGTGTGATATTATGATGACCCAAAATATCTCTAATTTCGGACCCCTTTTTATGGTCGAACTATTTAAAAAAGCTAAAGAGACTAATTGTTATATTCATTACGATACGGACGATCTTCTTACGGAAATTTATCCAGGTCATAGATTATATGAGGTTTATAAAGAACGAGATTTAAGTGAACTTACCGCAACGCTATACAATAACGCAGATTTAGTTTCTGTAACTCAGAAAAAATTTGCTGACCGTATTGCAAAAGATGTCTTAGGGACTTTAGTTGTAATTAAAAATGCTATAGATTTCGATTTACCTTGTTGGAATTTAGCTAAAAGATACAGAACCTCTAAAAAAGAACCTTGTAAGATAGGATGGGTAGGGGGAATTCACCATGAGCAGGATGTAAAACAAGTACCAGGTCTAGGTATTAGTGTAAATGCTAAAGTAGGTCCTGAAAATGTTAGATGGGGATTCTATGGAAGACCTCCTATAGGAGAAGAAGGTCCTGACGATTGGCAACAAAAAGTATGGGATGAATATACTCGTATTTTAGTAGGTCCTCAAAAGCATAAAAATTGGGCTGTATTTCAAGCTATGCCTACTGATAGGTATGGATCTATGTACTTAAATATTGATGTAGCTATTGCACCTTTAGAATGGAACAACTTTAATGATTCAAAATCTGAAATCAAACTTATGGAAGCTGGGCGTTATGGCATTCCTCTTATTGCTACTGATTGTGGCGCATATGACGAAGTCCTCAAAGATGGAGTAACTGGATATTTGATATCTAGAGAGAATAAAAGATCAGATTGGACTAAAGCAATCGCTAAATGTGTAAAAGATCCTAAACACACAAGACAGATGGGAGAAAATTTGAAAAAAATTGTAAATGAGCGTTACAATATTAATACAGTAGTACATCATAGATTAGAATTATATAACCAACTTTTAAAGCGTGACTAAGATTAAAATTTTATCAGGATGGTCTAATCCAGGAGGTTCTACAACAGCCTTTATTAATCTATGTAATCTATTTAATGAAAACGGATTAGATTGTGTTTTTTATGGTCCTCATTCATATCACTTGGGTCAATGTATTTCTAATACTTTAGAGAATTGCGCAGTTAACGAGGAAGATGAAATTTTAATTACTCATTTTTTCAAAATGCCTCATAGACCTGAAAAATCTAAAAAAGTAATATTAGCATGTCATGAAAAGGGAGTATTCCCTATAAAGACTATTAAATCTTATTGGGATGAAGTTGTTTATGTTGCAAATTCTCAAATGTTTTGGCAAGGAGTTCCTGGAACCGTAATTCCTAATGTATTACCCGTTATAAACAGAGAGAGAAAAGAAACTTCTGATAAAGTAGCTGGGATTATAGGAAGTATTGACACGAATAAAAATACTCATATATCTATTAAAAGAGCTTTAGAAGATAAGTGCGATAAAGTCTTACTATTTGGAATGGTTACTGACCAACCTTACTGGGAAAGTATGGTAAAACCCCTTGTGGATGGGGATAAAGTAGTATTTAATGGGTACATTCAAAATAGGAACGCAATCTATTCTCAGTTAGATGTAGTATATCAATCATCTGATAGTGAGTGTGCGTCCTTAGTCTCTCATGAGTGTAAATCTTTAGGTTTGGAGTTTAAAGGTAATGAGAATATAGAAGAAGTTACCACTTTGGTTTCTAATTCTGATATACTAGAGAAATGGAAAAAAGTATTAGATTATGATAATTGGTAATGGGCTAATTGCTAAAGGATTTAAAAAGTTTAACCACTCCAATATTGTTATTTTAGCATCTGGAGTGTCGAACTCGTTAGAGACTGATATATCCGAATTCGACAAAGAGCGAAAGGTAATATTAGAGTCTATTGCAAAATACCCTAATAAGAAATTTATTTACTTTAGTACTGTTCTTATTGATTCTCTGGATACTCCCTACTATAACCATAAGAGGGATATGGAAAAATTAATAGCGAATAATATTACAGAATACGCTATCTTTAGAGTGCCTCAACTAGTAAGCCGTATAGGAAATTCTAACAATTTACTTAATCATCTAAAATATAAAATCACAAATAATGAAGAAGTAATCGTATACCGAGGGGTAAAAAGATCTCTTTTAGATATAGAAGATTTAGTAAAGATAGTAAATCTAGTTAATCGTAAGGTATCACGAGGAATTGTAAATATTCCAGGAATTGAGATTATTAGTGTTTATAATATTTGTGAAATTTTATCTGAAGTTTTGAAGAAACCTCTTAAGTTATCTGTACAGTGCAAAAATGAGGATTCAGAATGGGCTAATAAGAATGATATACTTGTGAATAATGCTTTAGATATTTTAGGTATTAAATCTAAAGGATACACTAGAAATCTAATAACAAAATACATTAAAGAATGAAACTAAAAATATTAACAGGATTTTATAACGCAGAGACATATATTGAAAGATGTCTAACCACGATAAAGTATCAAAGCTATAAAGATTTTATATGCTATATTACTCATGATTTATCAACTGATAACTCCAAAAAAATAGTAGAAGAGTTTATAAAAGGTGATGACAGGTTTGTTCTAATGGAAGACCATGATAAAAAGCTATACCAGACAGGTAATTTTGATAAAACTATAAGAAATAATCCTGATATAGAAGATAACGATGTTTTAATAGAAGTGGATGGAGACGATTTCCTTCCAGACGATAAAGTATTTGAGAGAGTTGCTAAACTGTATGAAGACAATGATGTATGGATTACCAATGGAAGTTTTAT